CTTGGGATTTGATAAAATAGAAACAAAAATCCAGCAAGGCACTGGACAAATTACAACCTTTAATCAGCTGGGTTTCAAAGGAATTATTGACAAACCGGATGGTTGGTATCTTCCTGATGATCTGAACTCCCCCGCTATCATTTTGGAAACGAAATCGCAATCAGAGGATGTTTCTCTTCAAAAATGGGCTAATGAGCTTATCAAGAACTGTAATATCGTTCTGACGAAATACAAACAGGTGGTCGGAATTCTGTATAACGGTACTGATATTCGGGTCTTCCTAAACAACAGTGAATTATCCGACGCTGCGCCAACACTGCAAAACAAGGCATATTATTTGTCCTTGTTTACAAAAAATGCGATAGACAAACAGCGCATTTATAATCTAACAAAGAAAATAAACGACTGTTTGCACATAGACTTTGGCATTAAAAACTTGTACCATCGGATGATTTTTACCGCGTGTGCTCTTGTTGGAAAACGATACGGAGCGCTCCTCGTAAAAGGGATGAATTTTACAGTAATGAAAAATTCAATCCTCAGTACGCTGTCAAAATCATTAGAGGATGACAGAAAGCAAAACCTCAAACTTGATATTTTGATTGAAGTATATGCTGAAATCAAAATGAACAACACAACAAATCAAGAAGCTATTGATAATTTTATTGAATGGGTTTCCGAGATATCCGATTGTGTCAATTCCGACTATTGGAATGGCGAGGATGTAATGGGAATCTTCTTCAACGAATTCAACCGTTACAAGAAGAAATCCGAAAGTGGACAGGTGTTTACACCTGATCATATTACATCATTTATGTATCGGCTCATAAACGTAAATCAGAATGATAAGATTCTTGATATAAAAACACCGAGATTGATACAATTTAATTATTCTTACAGCCGTTTCGCCGCTTGAGGGGTAAGTTGGCGTTTGAGGGGTAAGTTGTGGAAGTCGGGGTGTCCCGGCTGTTTTTATAGGAGGTATTTAACATGTCTGGAGGAACAAAGCAACAATTCAAGCAGTTTAGTATTACCTGTGCCGAAGATGCATGTCTTGTGTTGGGAATGCTAATCTCCGGGATGACTGTCAATCTTGAAAAATATAAGGAGTATGCGTCTGAGGCAGAATCCTTATTGGAAAGCACCCAAGAAGAATATGTTCCCGCTAAAGAATATGATGATGTTAATGATAAGCTCCTTTATAGGCAGCGTGAGATTCTGAAATTTACAGCGGATCATCAGAGCAGTTCTTTTTCATACATAGATCTACGCAAGATTCTGGAGAAACACAAGTATATTTCATCACCACTCTCAGAAGAAGTGTCAGCAATTCTCTCTGAATTTCTCGATGTGCGAAATTGGACCTTTCACAATCCACAGTCATTAATGGTAGCTGCTAAAGAAGCGGCCCATAAAGACATCCCTGATGAGTTGAAGGAGATTGCTCAAGTAACGCCACAATTAAATCCGGTACTTATACGAAAAATCTGCCGGTACGAATTAGTCATGCTTGCCTCACTTACGATTCATGCGCAAAAACGCATAGAACAGTTTGAGAAAGTTCTTAGAAGCATGAAAGCCGACTACCAAGAAATATATGATTCCATTGAGAATAAGCCCTTCCTAATGACCACTCACGGATTTTCAGACAGAGTACAATATGTTGAATTGAATGCTACCTCTGGTTTGTCGGATTATCATAGCGACATCGCCCAGATATCAATGGCAATTCAAAAATCAAAATATGATGGCTCAGATGAAAAGTTTAATGATTGGGTTGTAAGGCTGGATGGCGAAAAATCTTGCTGTGATAGTACACTTACGGAGGACCCTCAAAATGAAGCAAATTACAAATAAGGAATATGAAGAGTGGCAGAAATACAAAGCTGAGAAGGCAAAAGGCCATGTGCTGCTGCCGGATACGGTCCGGTTTATCTGCGAGGCCAACGGCTATGATGCCGAGAAGATCGGTCAGCACTTCCTTGAAATCCTGCCGAAGATCTGTCCGAATGACGGCGATAAAATCTTCTGAATAATTTTCTAAAAAGGTATTGACCTTACAGCTTACTGCAATGATATAACGAGTTCAGAAAGGAGGTACATGATATGACGATTAAGGAATTCGCCCGTCTCTGCGGTTGTAATCCTCAGACACTTCGTTACTATGATCATGTAGATCTACTGAAACCGGTTAAGGTGGATCAATGGTCCGGATACCGTTATTACGATGAGGATCAAGCTCTTGCATTTGTGAGGATCAAAAACCTTCAAAAAGCTGGTTTTACCATCGATGAGATAAAGGAACTCCTTGATAAGGATAATCATGTGATCTACAAAGCCTTCGATGCAAAAATCGCTGAAGAGGAGAAAAGATTGCAAGAAATCAAAGCTATCCAGAAGTCATATCAGACCGAAATGGATCAAATTCAAGAAAAGATCAACGAAGCAAGAAAGAAAATCACTCAGGCAATGCATGAATACGACCCGACAGAGGAATTTGGAATCAGTAGTGACGAGTATGCCGGTATTATTGGTAACGTGAACAGCCACTTTGATAACATTGTCGTTTCTGACATAAACCAGTTCGATTTTGAAGAGTTCCATCACGGAGAAGGTGCAGTAGAAGAACAAGAGTATCTTGATTTTCTGCATAATCCTGAATACGAGGTGGTTTTTGAAAAGCATGGCTGGTCAAATGTCAAGGATTTCATTAATGAGTTCATTAACCTTGAGGACGGTGTAGAATATGCTCTATACATTCGTGTGAACGAAGAGAAAGCACCTCGCAATATTGCTTTTGCCAATACTATCCTCGGAGTATTACTTGCGAGAAATCCTGAGAAGAAAAAGAGCCTTGCATGTGATATTGAAAAATCCGAGGATGGTCAAAACCACTTCTGGTTCTTAAAGCGCAAAAAAACAATGGATTAATAGTAGCACATAAACAAAAACGCCTCCGAGCCGATGTGGTTCAGAGGCGTTGCTGCGTCTATGGGATTATGCCTTGATCTCGGTGCCGTCCTTGAAGGTCACCCGGATGTCCTTTTTGCTGTGAACGGTGATGTAGTCCACCATCGCCAGCCAGTCTGTTTCCCGGAACTCCGTCAGCGGCTCCCGGTTCCGCAGCTCATTCAGATAGGATTCGATCTGGTGCTTTCGTGCCATGCGCTCGGCAATCAGGTCGGTGACCTCGGTGTGTCTGGCCTTGGCTTTGTCGAACCGGGCTACCAGACCGTCGTAGCGTTTCTGGTATTCAGCCTGATCGAGGGCAACGTGAGCATTTTCTTTGATGCACTCCTCGATGAGCTCAGCAGCGATGTTGATTTCAGCTTCCAGATCCGAAAGCTCACTTTCAAGGGCTGTGGTATCGAGGCTCCTTGAAAGGACCTGCTCGTATATGGCTATAAACTGTTTCTTCTGGTCGATCACCTGATTGGCGGCCCGGAGGAACAGTTCTTTTATTTCATCCTCGGTGAGTGTCGGGGTGGCGCATTTCTGGCCGTCGAACTTGTGATTGCACTGCCAGATGACCTTCCGGTAGGCGTCGTTGCTGTGCCAGACCTTCGGCCCGTACCAGCTGCCGCAGTCGCCGCACTTGATCTTGCTTGAAAAGATGCTGACCGAGCTCTTGCGGTTCCGGCCCTTTTTGCGGGTGGCCATCAGGGTCTGCACCATCTCGAAGGTCTCTGGATCGATAATGGCCTCGTGGTTGTCCTTGACGTAGTACTGCGGGATTTCGCCCTCGTTGGCCTTTTTCTTCTTGGTCAAGAAATCGACCGTGAAGGTCTTCTGCAACAGTGCATCGCCCTTGTACTTTTCGTTCGTGAGGATGCTCTTGATGTTGCTGGGGTTCCAGTGGTCCTTCCCACCGGGTGAAGGAATGCCTTCTTCGGTCAGCGTCCGGGCAATCTGGAACGGCGACTGACCTTGCAGGAACATTCCATAGATGCGTTTGACCAGCTTGGCCTGTTCCGGGTTCACCACGAGGTTGTGGTCAGGCCCCATGTCGTAGCCCAGAAACCGATTGAACGGGACTGTGACCTTGCCGTCTGCAAACCGCTTACGCTGGCCCCATGTGCAGTTCTCGGAAATGGACCGGGATTCTTCCTGCGCCAGCGAGGACATGATCGTCAGAAGCAGCTCGCCCTTGCCATCGAAGGTCCAGATGTTTTCTTTCTCAAAATAGCACTCCACGTTGTGTTCCTTCAGGGAGCGGATGGTGGTAAGGCTGTCAACCGTGTTTCTGGCAAAACGGCTGACCGACTTTGTGATGATCAGGTCGATCTTCCCAGCGAGGGCGTCAGCAACCATGCTTTTGAAGCCCTCACGCTTTTTGGTGTTCGTCCCGGTGATGCCTTCGTCTGTATAGACACCGGCGAACTCCCAATCGTCCCGTCCTTGGATGTAGTTGGTATAGTAATCGACCTGCGCTTCGTAGCTGGTCAGCTGCTCCTCGTTGTCGGTGCTGACACGAGCGTAGGCCGCCACACGTCGCTTCTTGGTGCTGTTGATCGGTGCCGCCGTGAAGCGTGACAGCGTCGCCGGTATCGTGGTTACGGATTTGGCCATTTCTTTTCGCTCCTTATTTTCTTGATCCTCTCACTCATTGCCTCCCTGCGCTCGTCTGTCCAAGCAGCCTTCATGGATTCTCTGGCTTTTTCTCGCCGTTCCTCGGTCCAAGGAGTGCCATGCCGCTTATCCAAGAAGTCTCTGGATTCGGTATGGCCGTCCCGGAAATGGAATGTAACCGTGTGGTCGAGGATTGTAGCGTTTTCAATCTGGGCGTCCATCGCAGCCTCGTCGAACTCGTCAAGGCCGAGGACGTCGGTCACCAGCCGTTTCATGGTCTCGTCCCGGATGCCGGGGTTGTGGCACTTGTCCTTCGGGCCGGTGCAGTACCAAGACCGTGTTGGGGTGCCGTCCTTGCGCTTTCCGGATTGGCAGCGGTAATTCGCACCGCAGCAGCCGCATTTGATGAATCCGGTGAATTCGTAGAACAAGTGTCTGTTTGGATTAGTATCCTTGCGCTTGTGCCGTTCTCCCCAGAGCTTTCTGCGCTCGTCTGTCCACCAGTCGGTCTTGGCGGTTGACTGCCATTTGGTTGTGACCTCATGCCCGTCGTAGAAGCGGAAGGTCAAGGTGTCGTCTCCGATGATGATGACCTCCTCAATCTGCTGACTGAAAGCGTCCTCATCAAACTCGTCAAGGCCCAGCACCTCTGCAGTGGCATTCTGGAGCATCTTCTCCGGTATGTTTTTTGATGGGCAAGCCGCCGCACCTTTCTGGCTTTTTGTCTGGCAGGTCCAAACGTAGTAAACCTCACCGGCAGTGTTCCGCTTCCCGCTGTGGCGGTAGTGCTTTCCGCAGCAGCCGCAGGTAATCTTGGTGGAGAAAGCGGATAGCTTCAGAGATTTATTTCCGAAGGGGCCAAGGTCCCGTCTGCGCTTGAACTCGGCCTGTACCGCTTGCCATTCGTCCATCGGGATAATCGCCTCGTGGGTGTCCTCGACGAAATACTGCGGCATCTCACCGTAATTCTTCCTGCGGTGCTTGGTGATCGGGTCTTCGCAGTATTCTTTCTGGAATAGCATGTTCCCGGTGTAAGTGATGTTTGTCAGGATGACCTTCACATTGGAATCCACCCACGGCTTTCCCTGCCGGGTATAGATGCCTCGGTCCATCAAGGCCCTGCCGATCTCAATTCGGGATGCGCCTTTCATGTACTCTGCGTACATCCATCGAATGATCTCGGCTTCCTCTGGAACGATGACCAGTTTGTCGTCCTGCCACTCATATCCGAAGATGGTGAACTTGCCGTTTGGGATGCCCTGCTTGAACCGCTTGATCGTGGCCCAGCGCACGTTCTCGGAAATGCTGCGGCTTTCTTCCTGAGCGAAAGAAGCGAGGATAGAAAGCATCAACTCTCCGTCGCCGCTTAAGGAATTGATGTTTTCCTTCTCGAAGCGCACCTCAATGCCGAGCTCCTTCAGGTGTCGGACCGTGTTCAGAAGATCCACGGTGTTCCTCGCAAACCGCTGGATTGACTTGGTGAGGATGATGTCGATGTTTCCGGCTTCACACTCAGCCAGCATGCGGTTGAACTCATCACGCTTTTTGGTGCCGGTGCCGGAGATCCCGTAATCTGCAAAAACGCCAGCGTATTCCCATTCGGGGTTCTTCTGAATCAGTGCGCTGTAATAGCTCACCTGTGCAGAAAGCGAGTGCTGCATCCGCTCGGATTCCATCGACACTCTGGCGTAGGCAGCGACTCGCTTTCTTGCTTTCAGAACCGGCAGTTTTCGCTCGATTTTCTCTACTGTTTTCAATGAAATCCCTCCTTCCGGTAGTGTCTATATATCACTCTAAAAGGCCGGAATATCAAGCGTTTTCGGATAATAATGTACCCAAATATGGCCGGTATTTTTCGAGCAGAATTGTATCAATTTCAGCGTATTCCTCCTCGGTGATCAGGCCTTTTTCGAGCATGGATTTCGCCATTGAAATCGCTGCGTGGTAAAGCATGTCGTTGTGAAGCTCATCCTTGCTCATCAGGCATCACCGCCTTTGAACCGAGCTGCAATATAACAGCCGTGGGAGCAGTACTTGCGCTTGGCGTTTCCATAGGCCGTGAAC